TTCGCGATTGAAAGCATCTACTGTATTGCCTAGATTGAAATCGATCCCTAGTGAGCTTGAATAGTGGCCAAAAGCACGATTATCTCGGGGCAAGCAAGGGCCACCATAACCAAACCCAAAACGCATGTACTTAGATCCAATGCGAGTATCTTCTCCAACCGCTTTAAGTACTTTGTTAACATCGCTTTCTAATCCTGATTTGATCAAGACTTCACCTACCATGTTCGCATAGCTGATCTTGGTAGTCAGAAAACAATTGATCGCGATCTTGGTGATCTCGGCAGCAGTCAAGCTCATCGTGTTGATACGTGGTTGGGTGACTTGAATATCGTTGTAGAGTCTGGCATAGATATCCATCACTCCCTGCTCTTCGCCGCCGATCAACACCATGTCTGCATGTTGTAGATCATGTACAATAGCACCTTGAGCAATGAATTCTGGGTTGTACAGAACTTTGACGCCCAGGTCACGCAATTCTGCTTGAATCTTGGCACAGTCACCGGGATTAGTTGTGCATCCTATGACTAAAATCTTGCCTCTCAGATCTTTCTTAGAAACTTTTACGTCTTGAATTGCGTTCCAGACTGCACTGACATCGTAACTGCCATCAGGTAAAGATGGAGTAGCGACCATGACATAGATCACATCGCTTAGCTCAATCACTTCTGTGTTACCCACAGTGAATCTGATGTTAGTTGACTCTGCTAGCATGTCTGCTACTTGAGGCTCGTTTGTAGTGATCTTTTTCTGATTGAGCAGAGAGACATAATCTTCTCTGATATCAGATCCAACGACTTGATATCCTGCCTTATCCAGTAATAAGGCAAAACAAATTCCCAGTCTTCCTACACCGATAACACCAATCTTCATCTTAAGCTCCTGTGAGTTTTGCGGTAATTAATAGATGCCAGCCTAGATTCTTTTCTAGAGTTTTGAACATAGTCTCTGGCATAGCTGCGAACCAAGGTTCCTTGACATACTCGCCCCTCTTGTAGGGTTCTATCTGATATGGAAAGATATGATCTTGCACGATAGATTCTACTCGAAAATACGGAAACAATAGATCACGTATTTCAGAGTGAGAATATGTAAAGGCTATGGGACACCCTGCTTGCGCTTCTGGTTGATCTAACCCTGCCTCGATCATTTGATTTTTCCAAGAGTTCTTTGCGTACATCATTAGTTTGAATGTACCTTTTTGATCTAGCAATCTTGAACACTGTTCGATCACATAGTTAGGTCTAGGAGTGTGGTGAATAACACCAAACGAATAGATAAGATCGAATTTTTTGTTAGGCAATACTTTAGTGAGTTCTTCAGCGTTTGTTTCGATGAAAGTTCCAGAATATCCATAAACTTCAAAACGCTTTTTTGCTAGTGCAAGACTCTCAGTAGACAGATCTATTCCAGTATATTCGGCGCCATGTCTGACAAAGTTGACAGCAGCGGTACCTAATCCACATCCTACTTCAAGCACGCGCTTGCCTTTCCAAGATGGGAAATCTGCGAAAGGAATGATATGTGGTTCTACAAAATGCTTCTTTTCTTCTACTTCATTAAAGTAGGCCATAGTTCCCACTTCTTTCGAAGAATGTCTAATGTTGCAGGGTCTTGCATCCCAAAAGTTTTTTACTGCTTCGATGTCAACGGTATTTCTCATGAGACTTCTCTTGTAGCCATTTCCATTCATAACTCAGTCGCAACAGATCGTGGTTACCAGACACTTGCTGATAATATTCGACTCCGTCTTTTGCACCTCGGATGCTCCATTCAGCATGAGCGCCCACAGCAACTGTACGCCAAGTATTCAATCTGCTCTTACTTATCTCGGTATTGTCTGCTTTTAACTTTATTGCTTCACGAAACGCAGTGCGCCAGGTACTCCATGGATCGGTATTGAACCTGGCTTCTCCCGACAACAAATCAACCACTTCGTGTGGGCTATCCAGTGTAAAATCCAATCCTATACCGGAATTAGCCAAGGTCAATTTGCGATTGTAAGCAATCATTGCCTGATGTCCATAAATCAGTTCGTTTACAGGATTTCTTGCCTGGAATATATAATGTTTAGATTGCTGCAATCTATCAGGTTGCCAATCCCAATCAAATTCTTCAGATACCCATAACTTGGCAAATACGGCAAAAAACCAAGCGGTTTGGCTTTGTAGAGCGGCTGCATGATAAGCCTGTACTCTGCCATTTACACCGTCCACTCGGGTGATGCGATTCCCATGGTCGGCAGTTACTTCAAGCAATCTATTCCAATTTTTTTCTACGTCTGGCTCACCATTACTGATGAATACAACGTCCAGAGGTTTGGAAATTGATTTTACATTCGTAATGATGCGAGGATACTCATAACATTCCGTTTCTATGAAATCTTTTGCTAATATTGGCATAGTAACATGCGTAGCTCCCGTGCTATTCACGATGATTGGTGGCATAAACCATAGTGAAGGGACTGCTGAATTTTCAGTAGGCTCAATTTCGCAGAACGCATAAGGAAAATTGAATTCCAACTCGGCTGCTGCTGCTTGAGTATCCGCTGTAATTTTGAAAGTGGGCGCAGTGAATCGAGAGATGGGAGATTTGTCGTAATTAACTATACCCAAATATTCCAAGTTGTCAGTTATTCTAAGATTAGTTTCTACGGTGTCGAAATCAAAAACAAAAGTATCTCCTTGTTGCAAATCATCGCTGGGATATACGTGAAAATGAGTGTTGTTATAGCCGTCAAAAGGCAGCACAAACTCAAAGTTATAGTAATCACATATGCTGCTACACACCCATATCGTAGTTTCTTCTTGTCGATCTATATTGCTTACGATATTTCTGATCGTTTGCAAATAAGACGTATCGTATAGACAGATACAAGGTGTTACTCCCACTTTGTCGGTGATAATTTGCCGTACTAAGTCGAGTTCATGATTACCGTGGTCGATCAAGAAGTACAAAACAGTCATGCATCATGCCTATTTCTTGTTTCGGGCCAACAATTTAGTATGATTATCGTATCTGTCTAGCACTATAGGTAAAGGTATAGCGCCATGATTTTTTGGCCAAGCTAGTATGCTCACTAATATTGTGTCTTCAAAAATATTATTTGAGTTATTCTTGAAGTTCGTTTTGACGTAATTGGGTACACAAGTCCAATAGAGATTATATTCAAGAGATGATAGAAAATCATATATTTCTGGTAGCTCTTTGGTCTCATGTGCTTCATAATACAAAGCTGGAGTTCTCTGTGTGATGATGTTTTTCATTCCCATCATGACTTGATACTCCATTCCTTCTACGTCGATCTTGATGAGATCTGGCCACGGAAGATCTTGATATTCATCGAGTGATAATACTGGAACTTCTATATCACCTTCTTCTCGGACCAGCACATTACCAAAATTTCCTTCTTTGCTGGGATCGAAATCTGAACATTTCAATACGCCAGATTTCTCTCCTACCGCTGCTTGAATACCATATACGTTAGATAATCCTTCTACGTTTTTTGCGAACAATGAGAAATTTTTTGGGTTAGGCTCAAAAGCTATTACTTTTTTGGCCACAGTAGCAAAAGCGTTAGTATGATAGCCAATGTTGGCACCTACGTCGTACACTATACAGTTGCTGTTTATCAGTTTCAGTAACAGGTCTATCTCGGATTGCTGATATTCACCGTACAGTTCCAAGCTTTTGCCTATGTACAAATCGTTAGCATAGTAATAGAAATCTTTTCTATATCTGGTGTCGGTTTGCTTAATCATCTGTTATTTACAATATTGAGAAGTGTCTCGGCAATATCTCGATGTGGTCCATAGGGATTATTACACAAGTCTCTGAACACGTTTTGATTATGAACTAAAACCGGGTGCATATCATGACGCATATTTTTAAGCGTCTGAATACTCATTAAATGCAAGCGTTCGATGATTTCCACTATTCGTTGAGTGCGGTCCATCCAATCATCAATCTCGTCGTAAGTTTCGTCCCACCAGTCATTGAACGTGAGAAATCCCATACTTCGCAAATGGTGTAGTTGCCCTTTACCTCCAAATGAAATGAAGGGATGCCCGATTGCCAGGGGTTTGAAGGTTTTTTCACTGAAAAAAGGAATTTCAGGCAAGGTTTCAGCGACCAAACTCAAGAAACTGGTGCGATGATGCAGCAAGTTAATATCAGTTTGACAGCCTTCTCTATCAAAATTGCGATTGTCCGGACTATGATTACTGATCTTGAGCAGCCATTCTTTATCCGTATCATGTAGCGTATTTCGTAAGTTGGCTTGATTGTAATAGTTTAACTGTTTTTCGGAAATCGGACCCAAACTGTAAAATCCTCTGATATCAAGATTACGTCTCTTGAGTAAGGATAGCAATAGAATTCTATGATAGCTAGGGTTTCTTGCATAGGTAACGTACAAGTGTTCGGGATCATATTCTATCAATGGCTGCGGGCGATGGTGCATTAACCATGAATAGATACCAGTAGCTGGCACGTACATGAAGGGCGCGTTTGCATATTTGCCAGTATCATAATCACCATGAAACATGTAAACCTGTTCACGAGGTACCTGCAAATCGCGTATCAGATCACAGAAACGATCATACCAAGGGTGATATAAGGTCAGATTGCCCTCATGAATATAGTTAAAAATCAAGTAGGCTTTGCCAGTTCTGATATCATCAAGTGTTCGCGGGTTTATCGAAATATGACTTGTAAATTCTGTGTACGCGGTAACTCCTAGAATCTCAATAGGATAGAAATAAACCTGTCCTTCTGGAATATCACTGATCTGCTTTCGTTCCCAACTCTTTCCCTTCAGGCGAATATAATCACACAGTATAGGTCGATGAGATGCTGGGTATCGTTCAGGTGCAACGATATTTCTGTAAAT